GGCAACAGTGCAGATTTTTACGATGCAGAGGGGACTTTGCCCAAGAGCCAGATGCTGGCCGATCTGCATCCAGATGTGGCCAAAGTTGTTTTTAAGTTCAATCGATGGCATCACCATGTCGATTACTCAAGATTTAAAAACAACAGGCTTATCAGGACTGTAGATGTGAGTGCCATGCCGAAGATTAACAACTACGGCATGACCCAAGCACTAGAATCAACCTCCCAAAGAAAAACCCCTGACAGCGTGAACTGTCAGGGGTAACTGGATCACTCCAGAAGGAGAACAACTTGTCGTCAACCGCGAGATCAACAACATGAATATTTTACCAAAAGCAACGGCCACTGAGTTCACCAACTCAAAAGCCATTGCTGTCAAGCTGATCGAGCAGCATCCAAGTGCAGTGTTCTGCACCTTTGCCACCACTGCCGATGGCAAGAAAATCCCCTACAAGAAGTCCGGCCAAGGTGTAGCGCGTGACACTACACCCGACCAGCTTTACAGCGCATCCGAGGTGCAAGCGATGGATGCCGCAGCAGCCGGCAACTATTTGGGCATCGTGATGCAGACCCCGTCCATGTCCAGTGGCGCGTATCTTGTCTGCCTTGATGTCGACATGAAGCACTCGACAGGTGCAACCAATATCGCCATCAAACGCATGGCCGAGTGGGTTAAGCAGCAGGATCAACTGACGGAGGTAAGCGTCTCCGGACGGGGTCGGCATGTCTTCCTGTTCGTGGCTGATGAGGATCTGGACAAGATCAAGCCCAAGTACAAGCTCGGCGGCGGCCAAGAGATCGAGGTGTTCGGGCTGCCAACAAGCCCAGGCAAGTCGGTGCTGCTGTCCGGCCAGAAGCTCAACGGCAAGCTCTCCAACGAAACCCATGACAACCTGCTGTCTTTGCTCACTATGTGGGGCGTCATTGAGCAGGACAACTCCAACCAGCCGGTTGAAGTGCCGCGGCCAAAGCCAGACAGCTTTGTATATACACCGGTCACATCCTCCACCGATGACTACAGCAAGGCAGCCCAAGCCCTCCAGTTCATCAACCCTGACAGCGACTACACGACATGGATTGAGATCGGCCAAGCGCTGCATACGGCCTTTGGCGCTCAAGGCCACCAACTCTGGGCCGGCTGGTCAAGTCAAGGCGCGAAGTACAAGTCAGAGCAGGACATCGACACGCATTGGAAGAGCTTTCACCAAGGCAAGGGCGTATCAATAGGCACGCTGTTTCATCATGCAAAGCAGGGCGGGTACTCAGCGCCGAGCCGCGCCGAAGAGCGAAAGTCGGCAGTCGAGGATTTCTCTACCTACATTCAAGCGCAGCAGGTGGGCTTAGAAACAGCACACATGCTGGCTGACATGGCCAACCAGCCAGCCCCGTACTGGAAAGAACTCAACCTCGACCTGACCAAGCTCTACCCTGTCGAATATTTAATTGACGGCTTTCTCGCTCATTCTTTCAGCGTCACCGCCGGCCAGCCTGGTGTGGGCAAGACCACGGCAATGGTTTCAGTCTGCCTGATTGCCGCTGGATTTACTCTGTCCGATTCCCCACTCAAAACAGAATCCCGTAGAAAGATTCTTTATGTCACCGAGGATGCCAACCAAGTCAGGCAATCTCTTTATGCTTATGTGAAATACTGGAATCTCGACCCCACTGAAGTATCACGGTGGTTTATCGTAATTGAATCAAAACGATCAAAAGTGCCGGAGATATTATTATTGGCAGAGAATGTAATCAGACATACAACTACTGAACGGCCATTCCTCATAATAGATACTTCAAATGCAACATTAGAAATAGATAATGAGAATGATAACTCTGAGGTCGGCAGTTACATGGCCGCCATCAAGCAGACTATCTACACTCAACTCTCCACCCCAATCAAGATCATCACCCACACCGCCAAGACTGCACAAACGAATGACGACAGCGCTCTGGCCCGTGGTGCATCTGCCTTCACTGGTGACGCAACCCTGACGGCCATCCTGTTTATGGACGATGACAAGAACCGATTCATGCGGCTCATCAAGACCCGTTACGAGCCAATCCACCGCGAGATCAGCTTTCAGACCCACATCCACAATGAGGTGGTCATCACCCGTCACGGCAACATGCAGGATGTCCAGTGCATCACAGTCATCCCGTATCCGACAAGTGAGTCCAGCCGCAAGCAGGAGGCTGCAGCCCGTATTGAAGAAAACAAATCCCTAAGAATCATGGACAAGTGCGACATGGCAGCCTCATTTGTGCAGTCAATCCTGAACGAGCATCCCGAAGGGGTCGTTATCCGCAAAGGATCAAACGCTCCAAGAGAATGCCGGTTACATCCGAATGCCTACAAATTGGATTGGGCTGAGATCTATGCAGCCGTGCCTGGTGCATCTAAAAGCGATGTCAAACGCTCCATCAGCCTGTCAGTGCTGCGCCGATTTGCGCCAAATGCAGAGAACAATGCATGGAATTTACTTGGCAATGGTGGCCGCAATGAGGGCTGAATTTGGCTCTGCAAACAAGTCGGGTGGTCGGAGATACCTCGGGGATACCTCGGGTGGCCGGTCACCCGACAAAATGATGCGCTTGGGGATAACCTTGGGGATTCTTCCCCAAGTTATCCACAGCAAAGTCACCGATTTTTGATGAGCTTGACAAGTCGGAGATACCTTGTTTTTTTACTATAGTCGGTCTGTCGACTTTGGTCACCCGACTTAGGAGGTTGACAGTGAAAAGTTATCCACAGGCAGATGATTGGAAAGATGAGGAGCGCGTTTTGTGCAAAAACTGCTCGAACTTGGAGTCGAGGATACAGCAGTGGAATTTCAAGGCAGAGGAGTTTGAGAAGTTCAGGAGGGTCAACGAAAGACCTGGGCAATGGATGTTTGAAGCAGTGCTGGTCAAGAACGGCTGGGCCAAGGTTTCGTTCAGTCAGGACTTTTGTACAAAGACCGACACTTTGTGCATTCCGGATAAAGTATTACACCATTGCCACATGTTCAGCGATGGGTCTCCCGCAAGTGCAAGCGATTCCGTAGAATCACCTGCATGGTGGGAATTGACATAAAGCGCAAGAGGAAAAGCATTGAGCATGCCGAACAGGTCAAGCTGGTGCAGCGCGTCAGGGCTTTCCATCCAGATGTGCTGATTGCAGCAATACCGAATGGGGGCGACAGAACGCCGCAAGAGCGCGTTAGGCTGCATGGCGAGGGGGTACTTGCCGGAATGCCTGATCTGTGCGTCCTGAAGCGATCCAAGGGCTTTGGCGGGTTGTTTGTGGAGATGAAGACAAGGGTCGGGGTTGTCAGCAAGGAGCAGAATTGCATTGCAAAGCAATTGAACGATGAAGGCTACCTGTGCGTTATCGCCAGATCAGCCGATGAGGGTTTCAAAATTATTGAGGAGTACTTGGCATGAGCCGTGACACATTGGCCGAGATTGCAGACCAGAGCGCTGCAAACATTGCGGCAGCACAAAGCAAAAAGGCTGAACTTAGCGGGGCAAACAAAGCCATCCACAAGTTCGGTGGTGAGGACGCCACATTTGAATTCATTGCAAACGGCGGCACGACATCCGCACTGTGCAAGTCATTAGGCGTGGCGGTTACGACATTCGACAGATGGATTGACAGAGGCGGCGAGACGCGCCGCTTGGCCTACGCGCAGGCGCGTGCGCGTAGTGGGCAAAGTTTAGCAGAACAAACTATCGAGATTGCAGACGCCGCAACCATTCAGGAAGTGCAACTGGCCAAGCTGCGCTGCGACCGGCGTGCGTGGCTGGCCGGCAAGCTCAACGATGACTACTCTGACAAGCCTGCGCCTCTGGTGAACATCGACCTTGGCAGCTTGGCGCTGGACGCATTGCGGCATCGGGTTGTCACGCCCGTAAACGGGGTTGTCAATGATACGATTGATGAGGGTTAAACCTCAAATTCTGGGGGTCTGAGGCCAGCCGCTGGCCGCCGCCGCGCCGCGACCCCCCCCGTCCCGCGCCTTGGCGGGGGCGGCTGATGCGGCACTAATCACCTACCAACCTGCATCCCTAAAAAAAATTTTTTTTGAAAACCCCTTGACAACCTGCCAACCTGTTACATAATTGCACTGTCAGTCAATAAATTAACAGGGGAATCAACTTATGACAGTCTACGGGTATGTGAGGGTCAGCACTACAGAGCAGGTGGACAACACCAGCATGCAGGAGCAGAAGCGGCAGATCGAGGGCAACGCGATGAGCCACAACTTGGTGATCGACCAGTTCATTGAGGATGGCGGCGTCTCTGGCGCTGACCCCTTCTTTGCACGCCTCAGCGCCAACAGCGTCACGCTCCAGCAGGGCGACACTGTGATCGTGGCCAAGCTGGATCGGTTCAGCCGTGATCTGCTGGATGCTTTGCAGTCGATCAAGAAGTGCAAGGAGCTTGGTGTCAAGCTGATCATCAACGGCCACGGGGATGTCACTGACTCCAGCAACATCTACGCTCAGTTGATGCTGGAGATCCTTTGTTCATTCGCAGGCCATGAGCGCAGAGTGCTGAAGGAACGCCAGAAGCAGGGGCAGGCTGCCAAGCGCAAGGCTGGTGGCCATCTGGGTGGTTCGGCCAAGTTCGGGTACACCATCCAAGGCACTGGTCAGGCAGCAGTCCTGGTCGCCAAACCTGAAGAGCAGGCAGCGCTGAAGTACGCCAAGGAGATGCGTGCGACAGGAATTAGTTTTCGGGCCATATCGGCAATTTTAAAAACCAGCCACATGGTAGTTGTCTCGCATGAGGCAATCCGCAGGGCATTACAAGGAGAAACAGCATGAAGTTGATGCATGAACATGTGACGGGATTGTGCCGCCAGCCACTGGAATGCTGGTACGAGTGGGAGGCCGCAGAGCCGGAGATTAAAGAGGCCGGCGTAGTTATTGAGCCTGCCATCCCTGAACAGGTAATATTAATTGAAGTGTGGGTAAATGGCGCTGATATATTTGAGTTAATCAGTGATGACATGAAGGAAGTAATTGAGATTGCGATTAAAGAGGACAGATATAAATGACGCCATTAAATCATGGTGGCAAAAGAAAAGGCGCTGGTAGACCTAGAGCCAATATATCTGTCAGCAGAGTATTAAAGTTATTCTCTGAGGGAGTAACTAAGAAAGATATAGCAGAGAAATTCGGGGTTAGTGAAGTGACAATTGGTCGAATTATTAAAAGGGAGAAACGATAATGTGGAAATATCTGTGGACTGAATTGAGGTTGATGCTCAAGACTGTGACGCCGGCTCAGGCCGTGGCGCATGAGTTACTGCATGCGGAGCATGCATTGCTTCAGGCAGAGTCAGGGGTGGAGTACGCGACTGCGCTGGTGGCGTACAACAAGAATCGGGTCAAGCGTCTGAAGGCTTACCTGGGCAAGACTGAGGAGGTGGCATGATTGAACTATCCCCAATTAGAGACGGCGGTGGGTCAGCGTTTCCGACTGAGGCCACAAGTGCAACTTTTGCTTCATCGGGCATGACCAAACGCGACTACTTTGCGGCATCTTTTATCAGCTCTGGTACTGTGTTTAAGCAGGTATCTTCAGGCAGCACGCCGGATGAGGTGGCCGCGCAAGCATACGCACTGGCAGACGCCATGCTGAAAGCGAGGCAAGCATGATCAGACAATGCGATGCAGGGGGAATCTGCGCCCACATCCCACAGTGCGACCACTTTTGTCACTTCACCAATGCGGAGCTTGAGCCGGAGACGCGCAAGGTCAAGGCTTATCCGGCAGTGCCTGATGACATTGAGCCAGTGCCGGAAACATGGCAAGTGATCGGCAGTGTTTTGGTCGGCTTTGTACTGGTGGCGCTGATGGTGGTCTGCTTGCTGCTGTTCTTTACGGGGCTTTGGATATGGAGTTTACTGATATGACCAAAGACGAAGTACTGAAGCTGGCGCTGGAGGCGCTGGAATGGTGTCAAGGTGGTGAGCCATGTGGAACAGCAGAGGCCATCAAAGCCATCAAAGCAGCCTTGGCACAGCCAGAGGCTTGCCATACTTGCGCCGAAATTCATGCGGTTTTAGATGCAGACGAATCAGAGATCATCAGAAACGCTCAAGATGGCTATCCCGAAGGGCGCACTCCCCACGAATTAACTTTATTAGAGCGAGTGACTGCTTTGTGTACTTACGCCGCTGATTGGAAGCGCTGGTGCGTTAAAGCAGAAGCCTTGGCACAGCCAGAGCAGGAGCCAGCCTGCCCCGAATGCACAGCAGCAGTGTTGTATGAGTGCGTAGCTTGCAGTAGCAACAACTACCCACCTAAGCCAGAGCAGGAGCCTGACCTGACTATTGTTTACCAAAGCGGTTATTACGATGGAAAGAAGGACGCATTGGCTAAACGGGAATGGAACTTCTGTGAACGCTGCGGCAAGCGCACTGCTGACCTGACCACGATTCACACATGCACACCGCCAACATGATCAAAAAAAATGTCTTTGCCGAGTGGGTTGAGCGATACCACAATGACCCCGTGCTGTTTGTCAAGGAGGTGCTGGGCGTAGACCCAGACCCGTGGCAAGAGAAGTTCTTGGGGGCGATTGCCCGTGGGGATCGAAAGATCAGCGTGCGAAGCGGCCACGGGGTCGGCAAGAGTACAGCAAGCTCATGGGCAATGCTGTGGTACTTCATGACCCGCAGCCCTGTCAAGGTGGTGGTGACAGCGCCGACATCAAGCCAGCTTTATGACGCCATGTTTGCGGAGTTGAAAAGGTGGATCAACGCGATGCCTGCGCCATTGCAGAGTCTGCTGACTGTCAAGCAAGAGAGGATTGAGTTCAACGCTGCGCCCACTGAGATGTTTATTTCGGCCAGGACAAGTCGGGCAGAGCAGCCCGAGGCATTGCAGGGCATTCACTCTGAGTATGTGATGCTGGTGGCCGATGAGGCCAGCGGCGTGCCGGAACAAGTTTTTGAAGCTGCCGCAGGCAGCATGTCCGGCCACAACGCTGTCACCCTGCTGCTGGGCAATCCGGTCAGGAGCAGTGGCTTTTTCTACGATACGCACACAAGGCTGGCGCAGGAGTGGACAACCTTTCAGGTGGCATGCACCGACTCGCCACGGGTGAGCGATGAGTATGTCAAAGAGATGGCCATGCGCTATGGCGAGGAAAGCAATGTCTACCGGATCAGGGTGATCGGGGAGTTCCCCAAGGGTGATGACGATACAGTGATCCCGATGGATCTTTTGGAGAGTGCGCTGCACAGGGATGTGGCGGCCAGCAAGTCAGCGCCGATGGTTTGGGGGCTGGATGTGGCGCGGTTTGGCTCGGACAGGTCGGCGCTGTGCAAGCGGCAGGGCAATGTGGTCACCGAGAGCATCCGCACTTGGAAAAATCTGGACTTGATGCAGTTGACGGGGGCGGTGGTGGCCGAGTTCAATGCACTGGCGCCGAGTGAGCAGCCACGGGAGATTCTGGTGGACAGCATTGGCCTGGGTGCTGGGGTGGTTGACCGGCTGCGGGAACTGGGGCTGCCGGCGCGGGGGATCAATGTCTCGGAAAGCCCAGCGATGGGCGGGACTTACCGCAACCTGAAGGCCGAGCTTTGGTACAAGGCCAAGGCGTGGCTGGAGGCGCGGGACTGCAAACTGGCCAAGGATGAGGTGCTGATCAGCGAGTTGGCCACAGTACGCTACACCTTCACCAGCAATGGCAAAATTGCCATTGAGGGAAAGGATGAGATCAAAAAGAGGGGTCTGCCGTCACCGGACAAGGCAGATGCCTTTGTTTTGACCTTTGCAAGTGACGCCGTGGCGGGGATGTTTGGGTCAGCGGCCAGCAGCAAATGGAGTCAACCCTTACGCCGAAACTTATCCAGAACTGCATAATTGGGCATTTGCAACTAAATGGGGAAAACCATGATGATGACCAAAGGACAAAAGAAGGTCGGCAAGGTGATGGGCGAGTTCAAGTCCGGCAAGCTGACATCCAGTGGCAAGACTGTCAAGAGTCCCCAGCAGGCGATGGCCATTGCGCTGTCAACTGCCAAGCTGCCCATGCGCGGTCAGCGCACGGCAAAGAACAAGGCGAGAAAATAATGGCCACGATTAAAGAAACCATGAGCCAGTTGATGGGTGACGATGAGGCGGGTGAGAACTGCCCCACGGCCACACAAGACATCACCATCAATCTGCGCAACAGGGCCAAGGCGATCAACAGCGCCAACTACGGCCCTGAGAATCCTGACCTGCCCAATACTGCCTTTTGGAAGAAAAAGGCAGATGAGTGGGAGGTGGACATTGAAGATGCCAAGATGAGCCGCTGCGGTAACTGCGCGGCTTTCAATCAAGAGGAATCAATGCTCGACTGCATTGAAAAGGGCATTGGCGGCGAAGGTGACGCCGAGGAAGTTATCGAAAAGGCTGATCTGGGCTACTGCGAGATCTTTGACTTTAAGTGCGCAGCCAGCCGCACCTGCGATGCCTGGGTGACTGAGAGTGACGAGGAAGAGGACTATGAGGGCGGTGAGAACAGCGCGATGGAGGGGGATGACATGGAAGACAAGCCGATGCTGGTAATTAAGATTGGAGCTAAAAAATGAAAGCTGGACTCTATGCCAACATCAACGCCAAACAGGCGCGTATCGCAGCCGGTTCTAAAGAGAAGATGCGCAAGCCTGGATCTAAGGGCGCACCAAGCGCTGCCGACTTCAAGGCAGCGGCCAAGACTGCCAAGCCCGTCAAGAAGAAATGAAGACCCCAGCTTGGCAGCGCAAGGAGGGTAAAAACCCCAAGGGCGGCTTGAACGCTGCTGGACGGGCCAGCCTAAAAGCTGCCGGCCAAGACATCAAGCCGCCCGTCAAGGCCGGCGACAACCCGAGACGGGCATCGTTCTTGGCACGCATGACCGGCAATGATGGCCCAGAATACAAAGATGGCAAGCCGACCCGTCTGCTGCTGAGTCTGAAGGCGTGGGGCGCAAGCTCCAAGGCCGATGCCAAAAGCAAGGCGGCCAGCATTTCAGCCCGAAACAAAGCCAAGAAATGATCAGCCCGATTGTCATTGCCACAGTCAGGGGGCATGGTCTGGCGGTGCTGCTGGAGTCGATCAAGCAATACGCGCCAGAGTGTCCGGTCTACCTGCGAGGGCCAGAGTCAGTGCTTGAGAACTTTGAGGCTGACCACAAGATCTACGGCCAGCCAAGGAATTTTGGCGATGACTACAACGAGGTGATTGAGGCGGCACTCAAGGATTGGTCATCTTGCATCGTGGCCAACGATGACATTGTGCTGACCCCGACCAGCGTCAAAACCTTAATCGAGGATGTGGCCATCATCAAGACCATGCGCAGCGTCAAGGCCGGCTGGGTGGCTTCAAGGACTGATGCGGCGCGGCCTTGCCAAAATGTGAGGGTTACTGAGAAACCCGAGAAGCTGAACTTTTACAAATTCCCGTCTGAGGCCCACATCAAGATGGTGGGAGAGATCAGCCCGATCTTTGCGTGGATTTCAAGCGATGCTTTTGAGGAGGCGAAGTTCCCCCCTCTGAATTGGTACTCAGATGATGTGCATTGTAGGGATCTGATCGAAAAAGGCTACTCGCATTTTGTGAGTGCCAGCTATGTCCACCACATCGGCAGCAACACGATTGGCATGAATGGCAAGCAGTTGCATCAGGACGCGATGCCGTGGCTGCTAGAAAATCGTCCAGAATATGCAAAGGCTTGGTTTGATTCTTAATCTAGGCTCGGGCAAGGACTGGCGTGAGGATTGTTTGAATGCAGATATTCAGGCAAGGGTCAAGCCAGATTGGCTGCTGGACATTACAAAAGTCAATTGGGGTGAGGTACTCAAGACCCGCAAGGGGCTGCTGACAATTGAGCGCGGCATGTTTGATGTGATTTTGGCCAATGACATCTTGGAGCATTTGCCAGATCTGGTTACTGCCATGACCAATTGCAAGGAATTGCTGAAGGTAGGCGGGGAGATGCGGATTCATGTGCCATACGAGTTGAGCCTTGGCGCGTGGCAAGATCCAACCCATGTCAGGGCATTCAACGAGAACTCTTGGCGCTATTACACCGACTGGCACTGGTACTTAGGCTGGCCAGACAGGTTTGAGTTGACCATGCTGGAAATGAGGCTCTCAAAGCTGGGAGAAGCACTAGAATTGCCACAAGACCAAATTATCCGCACCCCGAGGGCTGTGGACTCCATGTTTGTGGTTCTAACTAAGGTCAAGCCATGATTGAAAATATTACCGACAATTTATCCACCGACATTGCAGCCCAGACCCCGATGGACGATGCGGAACTGCAAGCGATCATCACGCAAGACCTGACGGACGCCATCAGCTATGTGGACAGCGATTTGTCGCCAACCCGTGCGCGGGGGACTGAGTACTACCGAGGTGACCTGTTCGGCAACGAGGTCGAGGGCAACAGCAAGGTGGTGGCGATGGAGGTGCGCGACACTGTCAGCGCCATGCTGCCCAGCCTGATGAAGGTGTTTTTCTCTTCTGAGAATGTGGTCGAGTTTGTACCTCGCGGCCCAGAGGATGTGAAGTCTGCGCAGCAGGCCACCGACTATGTCAACTACATTTTCCAAAACGACAACAGCGGGTTCTTGACCACTTATGCCATTTTTAAGGATGCGCTGGTCAGGAAGTGCGGCATTGCCAAGTTCTACTGGACGGATGACGAGAAAGTCCAGATTGACGATTACACCGGCTTGGATGAGCAGACCCTGCAAATGGTGATGCAAGAGCCTGACGCGCAGGTCAAGATTGTGGTTTCATACCCAGACCCAGACATTGACGAGATGCAGATGACCACCATCGACCCGATGACGGGTCAGCCGGTGACGATGCCAGCGCCAATGCTGCACGATGTGCAGGTCAAGCGCGTCACCAAGGATGGCCGCATCACTGTGATGGCCGTGCCGCCAGAGGAGCTATTACTTGACAGACGCGCTCGGTCTTTTGATGACGCCACCATCATTGCCCACAGGCAGATGGCCACAGTGGCCGACCTGCTGGCGATGGGCTACGACCAAGACGAGATTGACGAAAATATCAGCAGCAGCGACTTGGACAGCAATGACGAGTATCTGGCGCGGCAGCCTCTGAGTACGACATTTGGCGAGAATGCAGCGAACCCGATGATGCAAAGGGTGCTGTACATCGAGGCGTATTCACGGGTTGACTATGACGGCGATGGCCTGCCAGAGTTGCGCAAGGTCTGCTGCATGGGTAGCGGCTACAAGGTGGTACGCAACCTGCCGGCCAGCTACATTCCGTTTGCTGACTTCCCATGTGACCCAGAGCCGCACACCAGCCCCTTGGAAGCGATGTCAATTTTTGACATCACGCATGACTTGCAAGAGATTAAGTCTGAGATCCTCCGAAACACGCTGGACAGCTTGGCTCAGTCGATCCACCCGCGCACGGCGATTGTCGAAGGCCAAGTCAACATTGACGATGTGCTGAACAACGAGACGGGCGCGATTATCCGTATGCGTGCGCCAGGGATGGTGCAAGCCATGTCCACCCCATTTGTGGGTCAGGCCGCATTTCCAATGTTGGAGTACATGGATCAGATCCGTGAAGACCGCACCGGCATGAGCAAGGCGGCGATGGGTCTGAACGCTGACGCATTGCAGTCAAGCACCAAGGCTGCGGTGGCCGCCACAGTGTCGGCCAGCCAGAGCCGCA